TAAAAATGTTCCATTAATTTTGTCCTCGACCTTGGTCTAATCTTTTACATTCTTCGCATTCGCAATCTGGGCAATACTCGCATTTTTGGCAACTATGATTGCAGTGCGGCGGACAACCGCAAGCGCACTTGTTGGTGAATCTTTTGTAGTTTTGAAAATCGTCCATATATTTTTCCATTATAAATCTGCCTCCGGTCCTTGACGTTTCTTCAAGGCTTTGCTTAAACTTTGTCTTTCTTCTACAACTTTACCTGCAATAGTCGCAGTATTGTTATTGTTGATAAAGCTGCCGATTTGATTATGTCTTGTTAGTGGATCTGGTGCAGGCAATCCAGTCTCTGGCTTATTAGTTAAGGTCATTCTAACATTACTTTCAACATAGACCCAACTGTTGCCATTAAACCTAAATAGCCTATTTGGCATGTAATCTGTGCGTAAATGATAGGCACCAATACCAGGATTGAACGGATACTCGATACCGAATGTGTAAGGAGCTCCGTTTGGCGGAGTGCCGTCTCCTTGATACATGCTGATATAAACATCTTTATCAGGTGTTACAAAAATAGAGCTGGCATCGGCAGCGGTGCCTTCATAGCTGGCGTCAACATCCATGTCAGTAGTATCGCGCAGTTCGAGTGTTTGATTATCTTCTTTAAGTGGAAGGATGTAAAATTGACTGGTGTCGTAGCCACTTAACCCTGCATCTGCTTCTGCTTGTGCAATGATCTGATTGTTAATGGCAATATTTTGATTGTAAGTAGACAATACGTCTCGAAGACTGTTAGTACCATCTCCGCTGTCTTGGTCGAGAATATCTTTGTATTCTTGAGAATCTACTAATGGCTGACACTTGGCTCTTAATAAATGAGGATACCAAGTTTGACTATAGCCCGTTGCTGGGCGAGTAACGTCGGTAACGACATAAAATCTTTTTAAGGCGACCATGTCATCGCCGAGTGCATATTCATCTTTTAGATGAGGAAGCTCTAATACATCGCCTGCCATAATTTTTCTACCTAAAAGCTCTACTGTAGATCTTAGGTGGAAAGTGACCATGATATTGTCGTTGGTTAAGAAAAAGCCAAATTGTTGCAGGTTAAAATCTAAATCTTGCATTGTGTAGATACCACGAGCAACATACACATCTTTTTCATATTTTCTATCCCTGTTTTCCATAAACAGTACATCTTGTATACCAAGCTCTGGAACAGGGTTACTGTTAACAGGGGTTGCAGGAGTTGCTTCGCCTGCGGCAGGATCTTGAGGACCTAAATATTTGTGAATAACAATGTCTGTGCCGCCCACTTGAAACTGTTCGTTAATAACACGATCAAGCATACGGAAATCATTGCCTTTTTCTGGGCGGTAAAGGGATAGTCTTGGCATAGTCGTATATTTATTGCTAAATATTGGTATGAACGAACTTGACACCCAAAGGCAAAACGTAGTCGAATATATCCGCACAATGCTCGGTGACGGAATGGTCGACGTTGAACTTGATCCCAAGCACTATAATACTGCTATAGATCGCGCACTGGCAAAATACAGACAGCGCAGTTCTAACGCAGTTGAAGAAAGTTTTGGATTTTTAACACTGCAAACAGACGTTAATGACTATATTCTTGCTCCGGAAGTTATGCAAGTCCGACAAGTTTTTCGTAGAAGTGTAGGTAGCAGGACAGGAGGTGGTGATGGCGGTACACTGTTTGAGCCATTTAACCTTGCCTATACTAACATGTACCTAATGGCCAGCACACAAATGGGCGGCATTGCAACCTATTATATGTTTGCCAGCTACCAGAAAGAAGTTGGTAAAATGTTCGGTAGCTATATCAATTTTGACTGGAATCCTACCAGTAAACGCCTACGCATTACACAGCGTCCGCGAGGCGAAGAAAATGTGCTGTTGTGGATGTATAATCAAAAGCCTGATTTTACTATTATTCAAGATCCTTATTCTGGAATATGGATTAAGGATTATGCATTAGCAAACTGTAAGGTAATGCTGGGCGAGGCACGTGAAAAATTTAATCAAATTGCAAGTCCTCAAGGCGGTACAAGCCTAAACGGTACAGCTCTAAAAGCAGAGGGTAAGGCCGAAATGGACGCATTAGAGCTCGATCTAATCAACTACAAAGATAACCAAACCCCATTGACATTTGTCATAGGCTAATATAAATTATAGTATCACGCAGGGGATACTTATGATTGTTGGCTTCGTTGGTTTTATTGGTTCAGGCAAAGATACTGCCGCAGATTACTTGGTAAATTTTCACGGTTACCGACGAGATTCATTTGCTAATACACTTAAAGATGCAGTAGCCTGCGTATTTGGATGGGATCGTACCTTGCTTGAAGGTCGCACTAAAGAAGCCCGCGAATGGCGAGAACAAGTAGATACTTGGTGGGCAGAACGTTTAGACATGCCCCATTTAACTCCTCGATGGGTTTTACAATACTGGGGCACTGACGTCCTACGCAAAGGTTTTCATGACGACATTTGGATTGCCAGCTTAGAAAACAAAATGCGTAAAACTACAGACAACATTGTTATTAGTGACGTTCGATTCCCTAACGAGATCAAAGCAATTCATAACGCAGGCGGAATTGTTGTTCGCATCAAGCGAGGTGACGATCCAGAATGGTATCAAGATGCTGTTAATATGAACGAAGGGCGTGGAAACATGAGCTGGTTAATCAGTACAGATAGATTAAAGCGTTTAGGAATCCATGCCAGTGAAACATCTTGGGTCGGCGGAGACATTGACTATACTGTCTACAATGATACTACTATCGATGAATTGTTTGAACAGATTAAAAATCTGGTGTCAGATCACCCCGTCGCCACGGCAGCTTGAGTTTGTGCAATAGTCGCTGACAGTTAGCACAAACTGTTTTTAAATTAGCATACCTGCAATTATTTAGATCCCCATCTATGTGATAAACATCAAACTGATCTAAGTCATCTCCCTTAAAGCCGCATCTATCACATGCGGCTTTCTTTTTGTACCCGCTGCTTAACCAGGTATGTCTGGACGTTTTAAAATTTTTAGCACAATGGTCGCAAGTTGACCTGTAATATGTCCTACCTTCTTTCTTATAGTTGATAGCGACTGGTCTTCTTTGGCATTTTTTACAGAGATCTCTCATACACCGCCCTTTTTGTGCCCTTTTATCATGTATTTAACTGGGTATTTTCTGGACGTTCCCGCTAAATATACGAAAGAAAACCATTATTGGGAGAATATGCAAATGGCTTTAAAATCACCAGGCGTACAAGTAAGCGTTATCGACGAAAGTTTTTATTTACCGGCAGCTCCGTCTACCGTACCTATGATTTTTGTTGCGACTGCTGCTAACAAAAAGAATGCCAGCGGCACAGGAACCGCACCAGGAACACTTCCTGAAAATGCTGGAAAAGTTTATTTGATTACCAGCCAGCGTGATCTAACTGATACCTTCGGAACTCCATTGTTCTATCAGGATGCAAGCGGTAATCCAGTACACGGCGGCGAGCAGAACGAATATGGCCTACAAGCTGCATATTCTGTATTGGGAGTAAGTTCGAGAGCATTTGTTGTTCGTGCAGACTTAGATCTGTCTCAACTATCTGCATCGAGCACTATGCCAGTTGGAAACCCAGTGAATGGTACATATTGGGTTGATACTTCTAACAGCAAGTGGGGCATCTTTGAATGGAACACTACTACTGATAGTTTTACCAACAAGGTACCTCAAATCATTGATAACAGTAACTACGCAGTTACCACAGTTAACGGATTGGGTGTAACACCTAAGCCAAGTTTTGGTTCTAACGGACAGTATGCAATTGTTATTACCAGCGGCAACGAAAACACCGTATGGTACAAAAACTCCAGCGGAAACTGGGTACTTGTAGGTTCTGATGTTGAAACAGGTTTCACAAGCGCGGCAACATTTGCAAGCTCTTGCTGGAAAACCAGTCATCCAGTAGTAATTGGAACAGTATCTAATCCTAACCTAACAGCCTATAACGGTAACACACTATTAATTAACGGTCAAACTGTTACACTAAGTGGAACTACATTAGCTGCATTGGCCACATCAATTAACTCTGCAATGCGAGTTCACGGTGTTGGTTGCCGTGTTAACACAGGCGGATTCCTTGAGTTATATGCAGATGCCCGTGCAAAATCTAACGGTGTTCTTGCTGATGGTAAAATTAAAATTGAAGAAGGTACTGGCTTAGAAGTTATGCTAACTGCGGTTGGTCTAACAGTAGGCACATACGATGCTGTGACCTTGTTCCAAGGACCTCACACTAAGTTCCCAGACTTTGGTTCTGTTCCAACTGGCTCAGTGTATGTAAAAACAACAAGTCCAAACAGCGGTGCAGACTGGTATGTAAAATTATACAACGAATCTCAAGCTGCATTTAGCCTACAGACTGCAAGCATTTTTGATGAACATCAGACTGCTATTAACAGCATTTCTACTACAGGCGATATTCCAGTTGGACGAGTATACATCCAACAAAACTCGTCAATGGGTGGTGGATCTTCAACATCTACTGTAAGCCCGCAAGTTGTTTCTTTCAAAGTATTTAGAAGGAATGCTACAGGTGCTACTAAGATTACCAGTGTTGCAACTACTGCATCTGTAACAACTGCTTCTAACTTTACAATCAGTGAAGGTTTAGCAACTTCTACAAATGGTATTGCAGATTATAGCAATGCTTATACAGTTAGCTTAGAAACAGGCGATACTATTGACACTATTGTTAGCAAAATTAATGCACTAAACATGACCTATGTAACTGCAAGTGTTGCAAGTACAAATGCTGCCGGTGCTGCTACAAGTTTAACTATTCAACACAGCCGTGGTGGACAGATTAATCTTAAAAATGGAACTGCAACGCCATTAACTTCTCTGTTAGGTTTCGCTGCTTGGAGCAGAAATGCTACAACAGGCATTGAGACTGGAACTAAGAACTTATATGCTAAAGCAGAATACGATAGCAGAGATATTACATTCTACGCTTCTAACTGGAAGCCATTAGTATACGAAGCTAAGGCACAAGCTCCTACTACAACACCAGTTGACGGTCAATTATGGTACAGCAGTGTAACTGACAAAGTTGACATTATGGTTCATAATGGTACTACTTGGAAAGGTTACAAGAATGTATATCCTTTAACTGACCCAGCAGGTCCTATTGTAGCAAGTGTTGCACCTACAACTCAAAGTAATGGAGATCCATTAGTAGACAACGACATTTGGATCAGTACAGCAGATGTTAGTGAGTATGGTCGTGCAGTTTATGTAAGACAAGGTGGCAAGTGGGTCGCACAAGATACTACTGACCAAACAACTCCTAATGGATGGTTGTTTGCCGATGCACGTTGGAGCTCTTCGGGCACAAGCGATACAATGGCAGAAATTACAACCTTGTTAACAAGCGACTACTTAGATCCGGACGCACCAGATCCAGCACTATATCCACGTGGTATGAAGTTATGGAACCTACGTCGCAGCGGATTTAACGTTAAGAAGTATGTTGCAAATCATATCAACATCAATGCCAATGATGGTAAAAACGTTCGTTTCAACAACGAGCAAATGGACGGTTCGAACAACACTACAGCTTACGTAGCTAATCGTTGGGTAACTGTAAGTCCAAATCAGCCATCCGGCCAAGGTAGCTTCGGTCGCTGGGCACAACGTGGTTTTGTTGTTGAGTCCTTCAAAGCATTGATCGACACAAATCAATCTATCCGCGATACTGACACTGTAATCTTTAACTTGATTGCTTGCCCTGGATATCCAGAAGCAATTCAAAATATGGTTGCATTCAATACTGATCGTGGCCTAACAGCGTTTGTCGTTGGTGATACACCGTTTAGATTACAACCAAATGGAACTGTACTAAACAACTGGGGTATGAATACAGCTCTTGCGTTTGATAACGGAGAGACTGGAGCAGTAAGCTATGACGAATACATGGCCATGTTCTATCCAAGCGGATTTACAAACGACAATTTAGGTAACTCTATTGTTGTTCCGCCAAGCCACATGATGCTACGTACAATCGTTAACAGCGATGCTAAGAGCTTCCAATGGTTTGCTCCAGCAGGTACACGCCGCGGTACAGTTGACAATGCAACCAGCGTTGGTTACATCACAGCTGAAGGCGAGTTCAAGACAACAAGTCTACCACAAAGCCTACGTGATGTCTTATCCGATGTTAAGATTAACCCTATTGCAACTATCCCAGGTGCTGGAATTGTTAACTTTGGTCAATACACTCGCGCAAGAAACGCCAGTGCATTAGACAGAATTAACGTAGCTCGTTTAGTTGCGTATCTACGTAGACAGATGAGCTTGTTAGTTAAGCCGTTCTTGTTTGAACCTAACGATAGAATTACTCGTAATGAGATTAAGCAAGCAACTGAAAGTTTCCTATTAGAATTAGTAGGTCAAAGAGCTTTATACGACTTCTTAGTTGTATGTGATGAAAGTAACAACACACCGACAAGAATTGATCGTTCCGAACTATGGTTAGACATTGCAGTTGAACCAGTTAAAGCTGTAGAGTTCATTTATATTCCTCTACGCTTGAAGAATACTGGCGATATTCAGGCCGGACTATAATAGGTAAATAACAGGACAAGGAGCAAAGATAATGGCAATTGCAAGTTTAAGCAGATTCACAGTTCCGCTCGCCGGTGGCGGACAAAGTGGCACCGTTCAAGGTCTTTTGATGCCAAAGCTGAAATATCGCTTTCGTATATCATTAGAAAACTTCGGTATCACAAAACCGACAACCGAACTAACTAAGCAGGTTGTTTCTGCTGCACGCCCGCAAGTTCAGTTTGAAAACCAAGTGCTGCATGTATATAACAGCCAGATTAACTATGCTGGTAAGCACTCTTGGCAACCTACAAACATCTCAGTTCGTGATGATGCACAAGGTAACGTTACACGACTTGTTGGCGAACAGTTACAAAAGCAATTTGACTTCTTCGAACAAGCAAGTGCAGCGTCTGGAGCTGAATATAAGTTCTTAACAAGAATTGAAATGTTAGACGGCGGCAACGGCGACAATGCTAACTGGCAAGCTAATGTTCTTGAGACTTGGGAACTTTATGGCTGCTACTTACAGAGTGTAAATTATAACGAATTATCATACGCAGAAAGTACAGCAATGGAAATTGCTCTAACTATTCAGTACGATAACGCACTACAAATTGGACCTACAGGCTCACCAGTGGGCTTAGGAGCAAGCGTAGGAAGAACACTTTCCTCGTTGGCAACAGGTTAATCCCTAATGCCGAATAAAAAAGCCTCTTTACGGGGCTTTTTTTACGACTAAATATTATTATGGCCAATGCATTTACTAATTTTTTAAGTCAGACCCTTAATACTCCTACACAGCTAAGAGACTATCAACATGCCAGTAGGTTATATGTTGATGACTATTTTAGGCTTGCACCTAAGGCAGGTTTTTTATACTATGTTGTTTTCAATATCAACGATAATAACAATGTTATCATCAAACAATTCTTAGAAAAAAACGGTCCTGAGTTAGGTCTTTTAGTAAAAAATATTGATCTCCCCAAATATAAGATTGCAACTGAAACAGTAAATCAGTATAACAAAAAAACTATCGTACAGAGTAAAATAGAATATCAGCCTATTAGCATGGCCTTTCATGACGACCACAATAATACCACTATCGGTATGTGGAAATCTTATTACAATTATTATTTTGTTGACGGAAAGAATACGTCGGGGCTATCTTTACCAGCTGGCTATGCAGACACCAAATACAAAAAAATAGGTGCAAATATAGACGAAAGCACTGCATACGGTATGAACAACGGACAGACAAAGCCGTTTTTTAGAAGCATCGAAATTTATCAATTAAACAGGAAACAATTTACAGCTTTTATTCTTGTAAATCCTGTAATTACAGATTTTAGTCACGACAAATTAGATCAAACACAGACAAAACTATTAGAAAACAATATGACCATACAATATGAAACAGTATTGTACGGAACAGGACAAATTCAAAGAGATAAGCCTACGGGCTTTGCAACTATACATTACGATACTACTCCTGGCCCATTAAGTATTTTTGGTGGCGGTAATAATAGTATTTTAGGACCAGGCGGAATTATACCTGGTATCGGTGAAGTGTTTGGCAAATCTGGTGATACAAGTCCGTTAGGGTTATTTAGAACTGCCAGAGGTGTAACTGCATTAGCTAAGAATGCAAAGAATATTACAAAATCAAGTTTGCTGGCTGAGGGCTACGGAATTCTTGACAAGGTCGCAAGAACAGGAAAATTACCAGACGTCCTAACAGGAAAAAGTCCAGCCGGTTTAGCTTTAGCTACTTTGCCAGGCGAGCAACCGACTGCTGCTATTCCGAGATCAGAACAAGCAGGCGGAAGTGCTTTTGGAAATTTAGCAGGCGGCGTTTCCAGTGCTATAGGCGGATTAACTAATAAAATTTCAGGTGCAATAAAGGGGCTATTACCGGCAGCTATAGCAGGCGCCGGTGCAACAGCAATCGCTGATGCACAAAATGAAAAGGCAGCATTGTCGAGATCTTTAGAAGCACAAATTGAAAAAAATCGAGCCTTGAAAGAAGAACTTGATGCAAGATTAGCCGCTGCCGACGGTGATCCTGAAGCAACTGAACAAATATACGCAGAGTTTGATGCATTAGATTATACAGATCCTGATAAATTACAAGATAGTTTAACAAGTGTTCAGCTTGAAGAAGAAGAACTTGCAAGATTATTTGATGAAGCTGAGCAAGCAGAAAACCCTGACGAAACACTGAACTTCGATACTGTGGCCGAAACTACCGAAGGAGACTTAGGAATTTTTGACCAAGAAGAAGATTTAACTATAAGCGAAAATAACGTCTACGATCAAAACGATGACGATGCAACTACAACTTATTACGCATGATTTATACTAATATTCCTAAGACTTCCAATAATGGATCGTCGAGCGATTTATCTAATAAAAGATTGACTACTTATAATGATGTAGATATCCAATTAGATAACGAAACATTAACAGCAATGAAAGGCCTGTTAGCATCTAACGGGTTCAGTGAAGAATCTGCTGAAAATATTTCAATCACAATAATGATTCAGGCCAAGCGAGACAATTTTAATCCCATGAATGTACTCGACACAATGCGAGTACTGGGTGCAATTGAGCTGAGTCAATTTGTTGCAGAAATTTTAAACTTTAACAGATATAAAACCAGTGTGCTTGGGTCTATTCAAGCAATCACTTCTGTTGATAATGTTAAAAGAAATATTTTACCATAATGAGAAATACAGCCAAAGGTGTCTTTGTTCCTAAAAATCCGGACAAATATGTAGGAGGGCGAGATCCTGTCTACAGATCCAGCTGGGAACATACGTTTATGTTATTCTGCGACAACAATCCCGCAGTAGAACAATGGAGCAGTGAGAGCGTTAAAATTCCCTATAGAGATCCGTTGACTGGTAAAAACACTGTATATGTTCCGGACTTCTTAATAGTCTATACTGACAAAAATCAAAAACGTCACGCAGAGCTTATCGAAATTAAACCCAATAACCAAGCAGTTAGGGAAGCAGTTGGAAAGAATCCCTATAATCAGGCGCAGTATATTAAGAATATGGCCAAATGGGAAGCAGCATCTGCATGGTGCAAGAGTAGGGGAGTTCAATTTAGAGTAGTAAGCGAACGTGATATTTTCCATTCTGGCAGCAAAAGACGATAAGTAAAATTATGACTAAGAAACTCGAAGAACTATTCAACTTACCACAAACTGACGAAGAACCAGTTGTACCTCCGGAGTCTGTTGAAGAACCTCAGGTATTATCTCTACAAGAAAAGTTAGAAGAATTTGACAAAATTTCTGCTGCATTACCCAGGGTAAAAGGGTTAGGCGATCTAAGCGATTTTGAATTAGACACACTTGCTAACAAGGCTGAAAAAGCCTACGACGACCTTATGGATCTTGGCATGAACGTAGAAGCACGTTACGGCGCCAGAATGTTTGAAGTTGCTGGACAAATGTTAAATGCTGCAATTGCAGCTAAATCTAACAAAATTGACAAGAAGCTAAAGATGGTAGAACTTCAGTTAAAGAAGTATGCTGTTGATAAAAAGAATGGCGATGCACCAGCTGATGCTATTCAGGCAGAAGGTACTCTAATTACAGACCGTAATAGCCTGCTTGCAAAACTTAAAAATATGGATAAATAAAGCATAGGAAAACCGCTATGAGATCATTCAAAGAATACCTAACAGAATCAGTTAAAAAATACGACTTTAGAATTAAAGTCGCACAAGAATGCACCACCGAATCAGAAGCAAAAATGAAAGGCTTATTAGAGCGTTTCAGCGTAGCTGAGTTCAGCAAAAAAGGCAAAACACCGATTCAGCAATTACCTTTAGACTTCCCTAAAATTAAAAATGCAGAAGTTAGCATTTACGAAGTCACATTAAGCTACCCTACTACCGCTAACGAATTACACAAATATCTAACAGCTGAAATGGGAATGAACGAAAACTACATGGTAGTAAGAAGCCCACTTGAACCAACTGAAGAATACCAAGCACCTGCCGAAACTCGTACAGGTGCTTTATTATCTGATCCAGATTATAAAGAAGCACCAAATGCAAAATTTGATGACTTCTACGGTGAAAAATACAATACATCTTTTTTAAAGCAACTAAACGCCGATGCAGCTGAAAGACGTAAGCAGCGCGGCGAACAGATCCCAAGCGCGGGTCAATAAAGGAAACAAAACATGGAAATGCTAGACATACTTAAAAGATTAGAAAGCGTAAAGGGATCTGAGCCAGTCGCTAAACCTGTTGTTGAAAAACCAGCAGTTCTAACAGAAGGCAAAGAAGTTGAACTAAACTTACCTGAACCTAATCTAAACGAATTAAAAGCCCTAAGCGGTGTTAAGAAACAACTAAATGAATCTGTTATCGCTGAGTGCGGAATGATGCCAATGGGAGCTCCTATGCCCCCAACAATGCCAGCAAGCATTAATATGAGCGCCGGTAATGCAGGCGAGATTGTTGCTATGATGCGTGGCATTATGGATCTTGCTAAATCAGATTCTGCAAGCCCATCGATGGGTATGCCAGCAGCAGATCCAATGCTAAAAGCATTAGGTGATGTTGATATGGACGGTGATCACGATATGAAAGATCATGACTTAGAAAAGCCAGACTCTGGTGCTTTAAGTGCTGGTCCTGCTAATATCGACGACAGCGGATCTGACGAGTTAGCTGACATTGTTAAGAAAATCAAAACAGGCGAGCCAGTTAAGATTTCTACAGATATGCCAGTTAAAGTTACAAGCGACGAGCCAATTAAAGGTAGCACAACTGACAAGCTAAATGCTCGTAGTGATGACGAAAACGAAGAATACGATAATACTCCGAACCCTTCTACACGTGATTACAACCCAAATGACTTTGCTCACGTAGTTAATAAAGTTCGTGACTTTGACTATACACCTCCAAACAGCGGATCTAATCCAATGCCTGATCCAACTGAAAAGAAGGATGAGTCTACTAACTCAATGGCAGCGTTTGAAGCTAAACTATTTGACGAATACAAGAAGTTTGTATCCGAAGGACCTGATATGGACAAGATTCCTGCGTTTATTCGTAAGCAAAAGGAAAAGAGCCAAAAGACGGCAGACGCAGCTACAGAAAAGAGAAATCAAAGCTCTGGAGCTAAAGTTTGGTCTAACAAGCGTTGATCCAAATTTAATAAATCAATAGCCTCTCCGGAGGCTATTTTTTTCGGTAAATATTTTTATGGCAGTCAACAAATACGACAACTTAGTTAAAAAACCCTTTGCTACTCAGACGTGGACAGAAAAGGATATTGAGGACTTGATGAAATGTCAAGACCCTGTAAATGGCCCTCATTATTTTCTTGAAAACTTCTTCCACATTCAACACCCAGTAAAAGGCAAGTTATTATACGATCCCTACGATTATCAAAGACGATTGATCGACAGTTATCACAATCATCGTTTCAATGTAAACCTACTACCTCGTCAGACAGGTAAAACAACAACAGCCGCAGGATATCTCTTGTGGTATGCTATGTTTGTTCCGGATGCAACTGTTCTTGTTGCGGCGCACAAATACACAGGTGCTCAGGAAATTATGTCGCGTATTCGTTATGGATACGAACTTTGCCCCGATCATATTCGCTGCGGTGTTAAAAGCTACAACAAACAGAGTTTAGAGTTTGACAATGGTAGTCGTATTATTGCACAAACAACTACACCTACAACTGGTCGAGGTTTGTCGCTGTCCTTACTATACGCTGACGAATTTGCGTTCGTTGAACCTAACATTGCCAGTGAATTCTGGACTTCTATTTCGCCCACACTGGCAACTGGTGGTAAAGCTATTATCACTTCTACTCCTAACTCGGACGAAGATCAGTTTGCTCAAATTTGGAAAGAAGCAAATAAAAAATTCGACGACTTCGGTAATGAACAAGAAGTCGGTCGTAACGGATTCTTTCCGTTTAGAGCACACTGGAGTGAGCACCCAGATCGAGATGAAGAATGGGCAAATACTGAACGTAGTCGTATTGGCGACGAACGATTCCGTCGAGAGCACGAATGCGAATTCTTAATCTTTGACGAAACTCTAATTAACAGTGTTACCTTGTCTGATCTTGAAGGAGTTGACCCGTTAATGAAAATGGGACAGGTTAGATGGTACAGAAAGATTAGACCTGATAGTCTCTATGTAGTCGCGCTTGACCCCAGTTTAGGTACAGGTGGAGATTATTCGGCTATACAAATTATAGAAGTTCCCAGTTTTGAGCAAGTCGGAGAATGGAATAATAACGTCACACCTGTGCAACAGCAGGTTCGAATAATGCGGGAAATTTGTCGGTACATTGACGGCGAATGCGCCAAGTCAGAAAATCGAGGGCAAATTTATTATTCTGTTGAGAACAACACAGTTGGCGAAGCGGCTCTTGTAGCTATTAATGAAATGGGCGAAGAAACCATACCTGGAATGTTCATGAGCGAGCCTATTAAGAAAGGGCATGTTCGTAGATTCCGCAGAGGTTTTAATACTACAAATATTAGTAAGATTGCTGCCTGTGCTAAATTAAAACAGCTTGTTGAGCAAAAGCGCCTAAAGATAAAGAGTAAGGCACTAATAAGCGAATTAAAAACTTACATTGCAAACGGCGTAAGTTTTGAAGCAAAAGTTAACGAACACGATGACCTGGTATCTGCACTACTGTTAGCAGTTAGAATGATCAGTATGCTCGGTGATTGGGATCCTACAGTTTACGATAAGATGGTAGAGGATAGAGCGCTCGACGATGCTGATCTTCCGATGCCGATCTTTGTATCACATTTTTAATAAATACGCTAATGAACATCATTGAATTTATTGCACAAGACGTTTTTGATAAAGTACGCGGTCGTTTCACTAATTTAGAAATGGGCGACGATCAAGGTACTATTACAACCAACCCCAAAGACGCAAGATTTTTTGACTTTGATTTTGTCATTGAAGACAACAATCTTGGTCGTGTAAGCGTTTCTATTAACGAATTAGGTACACTTAAAGTATTTTACAGTCAGGGTATAACTGAAGATGTAGATACTGTTACTCTTAACGAATGGTACGAATTTTTAAGAGAAATGCGTTATTTTGCCAAACGTAGAATGCTACGATTTGACACAAGAGATATTACAAAGAGCAATTTAAACAAGAACGATTTTCAATATCTTGCACAAACAGGAACTAAGGAAAACAATATGAACGAATCTGCAATGATTGGTCGCGGCCCTAAGACCAGCATGAGAAAACTTGAGAACACACGTCTAATTGTACGTCATTCAAAAGTAGTTGACGAAACTCAAAAGGGTGCAAGAAGTAGAAACATCAATGCACTATATATTGAAAATGCAGATGGCGAACGTTTCAAATATCCTTTCATTCATTTAGCAGGCGCTAAAGCGATGCAACGTCACGTAGCTAATGGTGGGCGTCCTTACGATGATGCAGGCAAAGAGATTATTAACCTAAGCGAAAAGATCAGTCAACTTGTAGCGTTCAAGAGACATGTTGGCCATCACGACGGAATGAATACTGAAGTTAATGAAATCTTAGAACGCAGTCAGGGTAAATTAAATGAACTAAGAAAAATGATCGAAAGCCTGTGCGGTCAAAAGTATTACGAGCAGTGGATGTCTGAGCTTCAGCCAAGTGAAGATGATGGGTTTGTTTTAGATCAAGCCACAATGGAAGACTATAAAGACAAATTTACACAGAAGAATTTTAAAGAAGACTTAACTCAATATTTTCCATTGATCCACAAGATTATGCAAGAAGCAGGAGAAATTGATCTAAGACAATTTACTCAGTCAGATAGCGACTTAGAAGAAACAATGGATAATGAGACTGCTGACGACTTTGCTGCATTTGAATCTTGGGCAGAAGCAGTTACTGAAGGCACCTTAGAGCCAGATACTATTATGGCTCTTAAAGATTTACTCGACAGTGGACTAACCTACGGTGGCCCAGATGCAACAGGTGCAATTGAAGCATTACAAGGCATTGGCGTGCATAACGACGCTCTTGAAAAAGCATTAGTTGCCAACGCCGAACTTAACCCAGAAGGCGATCCTAAAGAAATCATCATGTCTTGGTTAATGAAGGATGATCCAGAAGCGGCTCAAGAATTGGGTGCAGGACAAGCGGCACCTGCTCCAATGCCTGCAGAACAACCGGCAGCGGCACCTGCTCCAGAAGAAGTACCTGCTCCTGTAGAAGAACCAGTTGCAGAAGGAGCAAGCGATTATGTAGGTAATGCGATCGAAGACCTTCGTGCAAGCAAGCCTGGTTTAGATCGTGAAAGTTTCTTAGACGAGTTATATTTCTACATCGATGCACAATACGGCAAACGTGCTGCCGACATGGCGTTCCAAAACGAAGACGATGACGAATTTAACGATTGGTATGACAGCTATAACGACATGATGGAAAGTGTAGAAGGAAGAGAGCGTGCAGAAGATGATATGGAAAATCAAGAAAGCAAGCCTCAAGGCCACACACCTTCTATGAAAGAAAT